ACAATATATTGGAACATTCTTTAGTAAAGAATGGGTTAAGAAAAATGTACTAAATATGACAGATGCAGAAATAGAAGAAATGCAAAAACAAATGAATAAAGAAGCTGGTACTGATGTTGAGGATGGTGGTATTGATATGCCAGATGGTGGTGATGGTATCACTAGATATCCACAAGATAGTACAGGTGCGTTTATATCACCAGATGATTTAGAAGGTGAAAATGGTGATAATGACGGAGTAAATAATAAAGGAGATAACAATGGCGGAAACTAAAGATGTAATAGATGCTTTATCCGATGGTGATAATCTAGGTGCTGAACAAGCTTTTAAAGATACTATATCTAAAAAAGTCTCGGATGCATTAGAAACAAAAAGAAAAGAAGTTGCAAATACATTTGTAAAATCTACTGAAACAAAGGATTCAAAAGATGAAGCAGGGGAAAAAACTGACATTTAAAGACTGGTACATTCCATTTTTTGAAAAGGATGAACATAAAAGGTCTAAAGAATATAAGAAGCTCAGTCCTAAAATGAGGTCTGCGGTAGATGATATTTTCAAAGTTATGGACGCTAAACCATCAGATTTCCTAAATACTTTTGAAAAAACAATTAAAACAATTAGTAAAAAACATAAAGTTCGTGAAAAAGAACTTATGGGTTACTTCGAAAGAGAAGTATTAGATATTTAATAGGATAAAATAATATGGCAGTCGCAACAAGAACATTAAGAGATACACAAGTAAACGCTGAAGGTGCTGGTGGTAAAGTCACAGTATTAATAACTTTTGATGATGAAACAAGTGCAAACGAAAATGTTTTGGATGCTTCAGGTCTTAATGGCCATGCAAATGGAGCAAAACTAGATATTACAAGACTTTGGTGGGGAATTACTGCTGGTGTTGCGGATGATGATAAAAACTGGGCATTCTTAGAATTTAAAGGAGCTTCATCAGATACTTTGGCAATAAATTTAACAGGTACAGGTCATTATGACGGAACTGCTGGGCCTATTACAAACAATGCTACAAATACAACAGCAACTTCTGGTGACTTGGAATTAACAATACTTAATGCATCAGGTTTCATTATAGTAGAATTAAGAAAAGATGCTAGCTTCACATCATAGAGAGAATTATGAGTAATAAAGTAAAATTAATATCTGAATCTACTTTACAAGATGTAGAGTATATTACAGAAGAAAATAAAAATGGAACAAAAGATTATAAGATAAAAGGAATCTTTATGCAAGCGGACATTAAAAATAAGAATGGTCGCGTGTATCCAATGGAAATACTTAACAAAGAAGTAAATAGATATAACAAAGAATTTATACAAGAGAAGCGTGCTTATGGTGAGTTAGGACACCCAGAAGGTCCAACTGTAAATCTAGAAAGAGCTTCTCATATGATTACTGCCCTTTATCAAGACGGTAAAAACTTTATAGGTGAGGCTAAAATATTAGGTACACCTATGGGTAAAATCGTTAAGACATTAATGGATGAAGGTGCTAAACTTGGTGTTTCTTCAAGAGGAATGGGAAGTTTAGAAGAAAAAGACGGTAAAAACTATGTAAGAGATGATTTTTATCTTGCTACTGCAGCTGATATAGTATCTGACCCATCTGCTCCGAGTGCTTTCGTAGAAGGTATCATGGAAGGTAGAGAGTGGGTTTGGTCACATGGAGCACTAATGGAAGCTGAATTAGTAGAGATGAAAGAAAGGATTAACACTAAAATTCGGAAAAAACAGGCTCTAGAACAGAATTTAGAATTCGCAAAGTTCTTGAAAATGTTATAATGTATAAATAAGTGTTAATATAATATAAATTTTAATTAAAATTAATAGGAGTTTATCCGATGGCAAATGAAATCGAAAAAACTATTGAAGAATTAGAAGCAGAAGTGCTAAGTGAGCTCGAAGAAGCAACATCGGCTGATGCTCCTAAAAAGGGTGCTGCACCAGCAGAACCCCAACTTAAAGCTTCTGATGCTTCAGCTGTAACACCTGGGGGCGAAGTCGTAGACATGGGCCCTGCTGTTACACATCCTAGTGATAAATCTGGCCCTGGTACTCAAGCTGGTAAAAAAGCTGATGAGAAAAAGGGTGATGCTGCTCAAAAGAAAGAGTTAGCACCTGAAAAAGGTGACTACAAACCAAAAGATGGTGAAGAAGGAGCTAAGAAAGCTGCTACACCTTTAGCATCTGGTGATGAAGTTAAACCTACAGAAGGTCAAGAAGTTATCGCTGAGAAAGAAGAAACTACCGAGGAAGAAAAACCTGCAATGACAACAGCTGAAATGCTTAAGGCAATGAAAGAAATGCCAGAAGATTTAATTAAAGCTGCATATGCACATATGAAATCCGAAGTAAAAGAGGAAGATTCAGAAGAAGATGCTGAGAAAAAAGCACTTCAAAAAGAAGCTGTAGAACAAAGAATTAAAAACATAGATGTTCAAGAACATGTCGAAGCTCTAATGAGCGGAGAAGGTGACTTGTCAGATGAGTTTAAAAAGAAAGCTGGAACAGTTTTCGAATCTGCAGTTAAATCTAAAGTCCGTGATGAAGTTACAAGACTTCAAGAAAACTATGACAGCGAGTTAGAAGAAGCTACTAAACAAGTTAAATCTGATTTAACAGAAAAAGTAGATACATACATGAACTATGTTGTAGAAGAATGGATGAAAGAAAATGAACTAGCTGTAGAAAGAGGTCTTAAAGGTGAAATCGCTGAAGACTTTATAGCTGGATTAAAACAACTGTTTGAGGACCATTATGTAGACATCCCTGATGAAAAATATGATGTACTTCAAGCACAATCAGACAAAATTGCTGAGTTAGAAGAAAAAGTCAATAAGACTTTAGAAGAATCAATCACTCGTAAAAAAGAGAATGATGAACTAACTCGTAATAAAGTTATTTCAGAAGCTACTTCTGATTTAGCTGATACAGAAATTGAAAAGTTCAAAGAGCTAACCCAAGATGTTGAATTCGATGGTGAAGACAACTTCAAAGGTAAACTTGATACTTTAAAGGAAAGTTATTTTCCTAAAGTAAAAAAGGATGCTTCAGAAACAATAGATAATGTAGAAACTGGCCCTGCACAGGACATTGACTTAACTGATACTATGAGTGCTTATAGTAAAGCAATCTCTAGAGGAAGTTTAGACAAGGGTGCAACTAAAAGTTAAATTATAATATAACACAAAGGAGAAAACATAATGTTTCAAACAGAAAGTCTTCAAGAAAAGTGGTCGCCAGTCCTTGCACATCCCGACTTACCAAAAATCGAGGATTCGTACAAAAGGGCAGTAACTACTGTAATTCTTGAAAACCAAGAAAAAGCTATTAAAGAAGATAGAAACTTCTTACAAGAAGCAGCTCCAACAAACGCAACTGGTGCGGATGTTGAGAACTGGGACCCTATTTTAATTAGCTTGGTTAGACGCTCAATGCCTAACTTAATTGCTTATGACATTTGCGGTGTACAACCAATGACAGGCCCAACTGGGTTAATCTTCGCTATGCGTGCTAGATATGCTTCTATGGACGGGACTGAAGCTCTCGGTGATGAAGCTGATTCTGGTTTTGCTAACGATGACGCTGCTGGTGATTTAACATCATCTGCAATGACAGGTTCAAACCCTGCAACACTAAATGACAGCCCAAGTGCTGGTCAATACTTGTCACCAACAGGTATGACTACTGCACAAGGTGAAGCTTTAGGTGATACAACAACTAATGCTTTCGCTGAAATGGCTTTCAGTATCGAAAAAACAACAGTTACCGCTGTTACTCGTGCGTTAAAAGCTGAGTACACAATGGAACTTGCTCAAGACCTTAAAGCAATTCATGGTCTAGATGCAGAAACTGAACTAGCTAATATCTTATCTGGTGAGGTTCTTGCTGAGATAAACCGTGAAGTAGTTAGAAGCATTTATCTATCTGCTGTAGCTGGTGCTCAAGTAAATACAACAACTGCTGGAATCTTTGACTTAGACACAGATTCAAATGGTCGTTGGAGTGTTGAGAAATTTAAAGGTTTAATGTTCGCTCTAGAAAGAGATGCTAACGCTGTCGGACAACAAACTCGTAGAGGAAAAGGTAACATAATCATATGTTCTGCTGATGTAGCGTCTGCGTTACAAATGGCTGGAGTATTAGATTACACACCTGCTATAAATAACAATCTAAATGTTGATGACACATCTACTACATTCGCTGGTGTTATGAACGGCAGATTTAAAGTGTATGTTGACCCATATGCTGCTAATGTCGCTGCTTCACAATACTATGTTGTAGGATATAAAGGTACTTCACCTTACGATGCTGGTGTCTTCTACTGTCCATATGTTCCATTACAAATGGTTCGTGCGGTAGGTGAAAACACTTTCCAACCTAAGATTGGTTTCAAAACTCGTTATGGTATTGCTGCTAATCCATTCCACACTGGTGTGATTAGTGCTGGTACTGCAGAAAATACAAGTATTACTGCAAATACTAACAAATACTATCGTAGAGTTAAGGTGACAAATCTTATGTAAGATTGTTGTTTTATACAACTACAAATGAATTGGGGAGT